AATTAGTTAAAATAATGCTTGACTTTTGCCTAAGAATATGTTATAATAATACTATAGTATAGATTAGTTTAATTTAGTTTGTTGTTTTGTTACTAACTAAAGACTATAAACAAAGTACAACCTAACGAGGTCTAAGGTATACTAAAGTATACTTAGGTAACCTAAGGAGAGATTTTTTGTCTACAAATAAAAAAGACGATTTGCCCACTAAGAAGCGCAGAGGTCGTCCACCCAAGTCTGAGATTGTCTCACGCAAGCGGGGAACCGTTGGCACTAGGGGTCGCCCAAAGGGTGATGCTGCTATAATCAACGAATACAAGACACGGATGCTAACGTCCCCTAAGTCTAAGAGGGTCTTGGAGTCTATCTTTGATGCTGCTTTAGATGATGACCATAAGAACCAAGCAGCCGCATGGAAGCTAGTAATGGATAGGGTCTTACCCGCCAGTTACTTTGAAAAGGATAAGGCAGGAGGAAGTAAAGGTGGAATCAACATCTCGATTACCGGAGTGGGCGGTGAGACTACTGTCATATCCGAGAATACAGACCAAGAGCAAGATATCATTGACGGAGAGTACACCGATGTATAACCCTAAGTACTTCGCCCTGAGTGAGTTCAACTGTCAAGAAACAAATCAAAACGAAATGTGTCCAGAGTTCCTAGAGCGTTTGGATGCCCTACGAGAAGCCTGTGGTTTTCCCTTTGTGATTACTAGTGGCTACCGTAGCCCTAATCACACAATAGAACGACGTAAGGAGAAAGCAGGAACTCATGCCCAAGGTATTGCAGCGGACATCAGAGCTATTAGCGGAACAGAGAAGTACGAGATTGTTAAACAGGCGCTCCTGCTTGGGTTTGGCGGCATTGGAGTGGCTGGTTCATTTATCCATGTGGACGACCGGAGCAATGCTAATCCTAACTCTAAACCAGTAATGTGGACTTACTAGTATGGGTACTATTAAGTATATCCACGTCAACCAACACAAGATTAAAGCCAACCTAAAGCACGGTACTAACGAACCTGTAATAACTGTTAAGGAAGGTAAGAAGAACACCTACGGACACTCCGTTAAGATACACGGGGAGTCCGAAGTCATATATGGAGGTAGTGATAAACCTATCCTGTCATGTGGCGCTAGAGTTGTAATTAAAACTAAAGCGGAGGTGACGATTGACTGACTTAAAGGTAGAGCTTCTACCGTGGCAACAGGAAGTGTTTGAGGACGACTCACGCTTCAAGGTTATCGCGGCAGGACGACGAACAGGTAAGTCACGCCTAGCGGCTTGGAAGTTAATCATTGAGGGGTTACAGTGTAAGAGAGGTCATGTCTTTTATGTCGCACCCACACAGGGTCAGGCTAGGGACATTATGTGGCAGACATTGCTAGAGGTGGGTCACCCTGTCATAGCGTCAAGCCATATCAACAACCTACAAATAAAGCTAGTCAACGGTGCAACCATCGCCCTCAAGGGTGCTGACAGACCAGAGACTATGCGTGGTGTCTCCCTTAGCTTCCTCTGTATGGATGAGTACGCCGATATGAAGCCGGAGGTCTGGGAGCAAATCCTAAGACCTGCCCTAGCTGACCAGAAGGGTGATGCCATGTTTATTGGTACACCCATGGGACGTAACCACTTCTACGACCTCTTCCAGTACGCTAACTTGTCTAAGGACGAACAGTGGAAGGGTTGGCACTTTACATCATACGATAACCCCTTGTTGGATGAGGAAGAGATTAATGCGGCTAAGAAGTCCATGTCTGCCTTCTCGTTCCGACAGGAGTTCATGGCATCCTTCGAGGCGGCAGGTGGTGAACTCTTTAAGGAAGAACATGTACAGTTCTCCGAAGAGGAACCGGACGGCGGTCAATTTTATATAGCAGTGGATTTGGCAGGCTTTGCGGACGTTCAGAATGCGACAACTAAAACCAACAGGCTTGACCAAACGTCAATTGCGGTGGTTAAAGCAGGTACGGAAGGATGGTGGGTCGCTGACATCATCCATGGTCGTTGGGGAGTTGAGAAGACAGCACGTAAAATCTTTGAAGCAGTCCGAGACTACCGACCAGTAGCTGTAGGTATTGAGAAAGGTGCATTGAAGAATGCTGTCTATCCTTACCTTAATGACATTATGAAATCAAATCAACGCTTCTTTAGGGTTGAGGAACTGACACACGGTAACAAACGTAAGATTGACCGTATTGTCTGGGCGCTCCAAGGGCGTTTTGAACACGGTAAGATAACACTTAACAAGGGAGAATGGAATGCTACGTTCCTAGATGAGCTATTTCAGTTCCCTAATAAACTAGTACACGACGATTTAATTGATTCGTTGGCTTACATTGACCAATTGGCTCAGGTAGCTTACGGGATTGACTACGAGGAAGAAGAATATGAACTTACTGACTATTACGCAGGGTATTAACTATGTTTGATGATAACGAAGGCTTCGTCTTTGAGTCACTTGAAGGTTGGGTAGGCAACAAATGTGACGACTGGCGTGATAACTTTGAGTCTAATTACTCAGAGAAGTTCGATGAATACTACCGTTTATGGCGTGGACATTGGGCAGAGGAAGATAAGACTCGTCAATCAGAGCGTTCCAAGATTATTTCCCCTGCCCTACAGCAGGCTGTTGAGTCATCCGTGGCTGAACTAGAGGAAGCTACCTTTGGTCGTGGCAAGTGGTTCGACATTAAGGACGACCAAGCCGACCAAGATAACGCTGACATCCAAATATTGCGTAATAACCTAGATTCTGACTTTAAACGTAACAAAATACGTAAGAATGTAGCTGAGTGTCTTATCAATGCCGCTGTATTTGGCACTGGTATTGCTGAAATAGAACTAACTACCGAAAAAGAAATGAAACCGGCCACACAACCGGTCATGGGCGGTGAGTTACAAGCAGTTGGTGTCAACATTACAGACAGAACTTGCGTTAAGCTCAACCCTGTAATGCCTCAGAACTTTCTTATCGACCCTGTAGCGACTACCGTTGAGAATGCGCTAGGTGTTGCTGTAGATGAGTTTGTATCTCGTCATACTGTAGAACAATTACAGGAAGAAGGTGTATATCGTGAGGCTGAGATTGGCACATCTACTACCGATTGGGACATCGAGCCTGATAAAGACCTAGCTACTGCTTATGACGACGATAAAGTACGTCTAACTAAGTACTACGGTCTTGTTCCTCGTTATTTGCTTACTGAAGCACAGGCTGACCCTGATGCCGAAGAAGAAGTAGTAGAGCTTGTTAATAGTGAAGAAGAAGACAACAGCTACTACGTAGAGGCTATTGTTGTTATTGCTGATGGCGGTACACTGCTAAAGGCTGAGAAGAACCCTTACATGATGGGTGACCGTCCAATCATCGCATTCCCTTGGGATGTCGTTCCTAGCCGCTTTTGGGGTCGAGGAGTGTGTGAGAAAGGGTATAACTCTCAGAAGGCGTTAGACGCCGAACTACGCGCTCGTATTGATGCCTTAGCACTAACAGTACACCCCATGCTTGCGATGGATGCTTCTCGTATGCCCAGAGGTTCTAAGCCAGAGATTCGTGCAGGTAAGGTTATTCTTACTAATGGTAACCCTGCGGAAGTACTACAGCCATTTAACTTTGGTCAGGTCAATCAGATTACCTTTGCTCAGGCACAGGCTCTACAGACGATGGTACAGACCGCTACAGGCGCTATTGACTCAGCAGGTATCGCAGGTAGCGTTAATGGTGAAAGCACAGCCGCAGGCATCTCTATGAGCCTTGGTGCTATTATTAAGCGTCATAAGCGTACATTGATTAACTTCCAAGAGTCGTTTATCATTCCGCTAGTGACTAAAGCTGCACACCGTTACATGCAGTTTGAGCCTGAGACATACCCAGTAGCTGACTACAAGTTTGACGTAACTAGCTCTCTAGGTATTATTGCTCGTGAGTATGAAGTTACACAGCTTGTACAGTTACTACAAACTATGTCACCTGACACACCGATGTACCCTGAGTTGGTTAAGTCAATCGTTGACAACATGAACCTGTCTAACCGTGAAGAGCTTATTGCTAAACTTGACCAAGCTAATACTCCTAACCCTGAACAACAACAAGCAGCACAGCAGGCTCAACAGGCACAGCAACAAGCTGCGTTGGAGTTCCAGAACGCACAAACTACTGCCCTACAAGGACAGGCACAAGAGTCTCAAGCACGTGCTTCTAAGTACGCTGCTGAAGCTGAGGCTGTACCACAGGAGCTTGAGATTGACCGTATTAAGGCAGTTACTGCTAACTTGAGTGCAGGGGACGTAGACGACAAAGAGTTTGAGAAACGATTACGTATCTCTGACCGAATGCTGAAAGAACGTGAAATAGTTATTAAAGAAAAAGCAGCGGATATAAACGTAGCTCAACCACAAGCACAGCCAGAACCAAGGGCTATGCCTGAACCACCAATGATGCAACCTAATATGGGACAATTGCCACAATGATTACACAACACCAGTTTAACAACGTACTAAAAGAACTTAACGCTTCCTTTGCGACCTTAGCTGAAAGGATTGAGAAACTAGAGAAAGAGATTAAGGTTTTAAAATCAAAAGAGGAGACTGTCGGTGGCAAAACCACGAAAGGGAAAAGCAAAGGTTAAGGTCACTTCCTCTGGTAAGAAAGTCTCCTACGGACAGGCAGGCAAAGCTAAGGACGGAGGTTCCCGTGTAAGAGCGGGGACTTCCAAAGGCGACAGCTACTGTGCTAGAAGTCTAGGCATTAAGAAAGGCTTATCTAAG